GTATCCTTACCCATTGATGCTTTCTCTGACTTAGGAGTAGCAATCGCATTCTCCTCAGCAAGTTCCTGTTTGAATGTCTTGTAGTCAGCTCCGCGTACAGACAACCATTTACGGAAGTGAGTACGGTCAATCATCATCGTACCTATATCAAATGGGTCTGCTGCAGATTTACGGTATACATCAAGACGTACACGGATGTCGCCTCTAGGCATACGACTGAAGTCAGGCTGTGGTTTCTGTCCTGCTGTGTGCATTATAGTTACCTGTGCGTCAGCACTATCAGCCATGTACTCTGCAATCAAATCGAATGCATCAACTTGATTCTCTTGTACGGTTCTACGGATAGCACCAATCTGTGCCAGTACCCATTCAGTTGCCGCTTCGTAATTAAACTGGATTAGATTCCATTCGGTTGCTAGCTTCATACCTAGGTCAGCTAATACAATCGCTTGTTCCCAATAGCGTTCTTGCCCTGAGAAGTTTGCTTTGTATCGCTTACGGAATGATTCAGACGCTTCAGCAATAGCAGCTTGGATACCTTCTTCACCCATCTCAAGTAGGTTCTTAATAAACACACGACCTGCATGACCATAGTTATTATGGATGCTCTCGTATATCTTTTTACCTACATCAGTATTCCTAGTGAATAAAGGTGATGATGGTACTGTTACCTCTAGTAGTCGAGCCATCTGTGCATCAGTATCTAGACCAGATGCAATCAGCTTACTTTGTAGAGACTTGTTGGTAGATACTATGACTGGTGTTGCCCATGTCTTAGCGTCACGTTCCTCAGCGTTACGGTTGAGTCGTGCCTTATCTCTACCCTGTGATACCCAATAACAGAAATCGCCCACCTCTTTGTCATTCATCATCGTTACTTCGTCGATGGTAAGCGGGAGGTTTGCGTAAGTACCTAGTCGTGTGAACAAGCTGTTCTGTGTGTACTTCGCAGCGAAATGCAACTTATCAGGATTGCCATAAATTGACTGCCCCCAATACTGAGCGAGTGTTTTACCACCGCCGGTAGGGCCGTAAAGGGAAACAGTCAAACCTTTGAGTCCAGTAAAATTGTAGAGTGGTGCAGAGAAGGCAACACCTAATGCAAACATATGTGTGTGCAAATGTCCTTTCTCTAACACGCTGGTCAATGCTGACCATTGCTCTGCTGAACCCTTAACATTATATAATTCAGCACCCTGCCTTTGCATTGCAGATGCTAGATTGATTTCTTCTTCGGCAACGACACCATTGGCGTCGCGTCTTACTAATGTGTTTCCTAAGACAAATGCCGTGTTGTTTTCTTTCCAACCCATAGTCGAATATAGGTTAGTCATCCTACGGATTTGTCTCAGCTCATCCATATATGTTCGTAACATAAGCTGAAAATACTCCGTTTGTCTTTTGTTATATAGCACTATTCCTTGGTCTGCTATAGCTGTAGCAAACTCTCTGCTTCCCTCAGTTAGGTATGCTTGTCTTAGGACTAAGTCAGTCCATCCAACGTGAGTTCTATACCAGTGGTATCTAACTGTTTCATACCCTAGTGATTCATCCATACCATACGCTACAGGGTATATGTCAAACTTACATACATCTATATCTGTATCGTCAATGGTTACTTTGATACCATCTTTGGTACGCTTGAATGGTTTAGGGATAGGTATTGTATTAGCAGTCGCATCAGGTGCTTCTTGTGATACAGCTACTTCTTGGTATTGAACACCTAGTCTAGCAGGTGAACCAATCTTGCCTTTATATTTACAGCCCTTACATCCGTTCGGTCTATCAATCTCAAACTTCGCACAGGTTGCCGGTCCTGTTGTGGACTCTTTCCAGTGAGTAAGTTTGGATATGGTGTCTCGCTCACTAAACTTTGGGTGGTTGTTACTCCACTCTAGTGCAGTGTTCTCAGGGTCAACGCAGTATGCAGCCACACCGATTAGGTCATACCATAGTGGCTCATCAACTTGGTCTTGATTATCAATCGCCCAGTTAATCTGCTGACACTTACTAGCAACAACAGAACCTACAGCGGATGGGAAGTCTTGCTTGACTGCAAGGTTATCTAACAACGAGTTCTCACGTTGTTGTCTCTCTGGTACCGGGGCCTTGTAGTAATAACTTAGCTTGTCTTTGAGTGTCAAACTTTTGACAGGCTCAGCATCCACCAACAACTTTACCGTATTACCGTTCTTCGGATTACGGGTACCGACAGGTCGCAACACTAATGCACTGTTCGCAGTTAGTCCTGCATCGATTTCAAACTTCTTATGTATAGCGGCAGACTTCATAGCCTCTGCCAGTGGCTTCCATTCTTCTGGTTCTAGTTCTTCTTCTAATACCCAGTAGACATGTAGTCCGTTACCTGAGTGGACTATCATAGGTTTTGGTAACTGTAACTCAGCTACAAACTTTCCCAATGCAGATAAGCCTTCCTTCCAATCTGCAAACGGTTTGTTCTCACCACAGTCTACATCAATAGCAACAACCTTAGTTGCTCTGACATTACTTTGTTTTCTATTACCTTTTTCTTTAAATGCAGAGATTGCGAAGTAAGTATTATTATTAGTCTTATCTAATCTCTCACATATTTTTGCGAGTTCTTCTACCGTGTCAAAGAATCCTTGTTGCCTACCATCAGGGTTTATCACTGTGGTTACATAGAATCCTTGGTCCGGCAGGACTCGCTGAAGAAACTCCAACGTGTTCATATTTGCCCTACCTTCAAAAACTGGTGGGGAAAGGAGGAGACTCGGTATGTCTGACCTTATTCACTCCCTTCCCCGTTACCTAGTTTACTCGTTGTTACCTAAAATTTCAAGGAGCCTTTGGAAGCGTAGCTTCTGCTCCAACGCAATAACATCTGGTTGAGGCCACCCATCATTCAAGATGATAAGTAACCGTCTAAGAATGTCACGCACTTTGTCATCATTCTTCTTGCGTAAAGGTTTCCCTTTAACCCAACCGTAGTATGTCATGCGTGACACGCCCATCAACTCAGCCATGTTACTGGTTGTTAAGAGCATATGCTTCCTTAAAGCCTCCACTTTCTTAAAGTCTAGAGGCGAAGGATTAGTCATCAGCAAAGTCTCCAACTAGTTTAGCAATCTCAGCTGCCAAGTCATCAGCACCTGCATCAGCAACTGGTGCTGCTTTAGGTTCTTCTGCTACTTTCTTAGGCTTAGGTGCTTCTTCTACAACTGGTTCTTCTACAACCGGTGCAGCAGGAGCAGGCTTCGTGACAACTTCTTCTTCGATGTTGACCGATGCTTCTTCGACATGTTCGGAGTCACCGTCTTCGATAGTGAATCCAACTTCTTCACCGAATCCAAACTTACCTGCACCACTAGAGCCTTCTACATATTCAATTACTTGAACTGCTCGTAGACGTAGAGTGACACCTGCACCAATGGAAGGTGACATATAGAATGAAGCTGCACCATTTACCTTGACTACAGACCCACCATAGATGTTGTGCTTAGCCATCATCTGACCCTTAGCATCAAACACAGCAGGTTTATACGCCGCCTTAGATTTGAATTTGATGATTACATTGCCAGTAGGCTCACCAGTTTCATCATCAATCTCATCCTCGAAAGGAAGTGGTGCTTGCTTCTTAACTGTCTTACCTGAATCAGTAAGTGCCTTGATACCTGCAAGTAACTCAGCCTTGATAAGGTCAGTCACAGGTTTCGCTTCGTCTTTAGGTAGACATAGGTTTACTTTGTAGTGACCCTGCTCGTCAAACTTAGTATCGGGAGCAGAGATGTATGGGTAGTAAGCTGTACCCTTTGGTGTTGTAAAGACTTTATTCGCCATTTGAACCTCCTAGTTCATTTTCGGTTTGATTAAATCCTACTTCTTCCATAAAGCCAAAGTCGGAAGCGGTAGGTGTTTGCCCACTTGTTACAGCAAGTTCTCCAGTGATAATCCTCACGTCATCAGAGCCGATAAGTTTATCGACATTACGCTGTGACTTAGCATCAACGAAACCACCAAAAGAAAACTTCAGTTTAGGGAAGCGTACTTCTGTATCGAAAGAGATTGTGGTTACTGCAATGTCAGGAGCAATGCCCCTAGTCATCAACGTCTTCTGATAAGCATTAAGATTACTTAGAGAAGATGGTGTAACTTGTAACAGAAGGATGTCTCCATCTGTCTTGTCCGCCATAACTAACGCAAGACGCTTTTGGTCTGCACACGCTTTAATCTTGCGTCCTTCAGGCGTAACCTTGGAACCCCATGCGTTCTGTGGACATGACGCACAGAGGTCATTCTGTTGTAGAGGACTCTTCTCATGTGGTGTTTGACCATTGAGTGAGAAGCAGTCAGGAGTAGAGGTTTCCCTATCCTCAGTATAAGCACTCTCGTACCAGACCTTCGACAGATGTGGATTAGCACCAACGATTACTACGTCTAAACTTGTTTGTTCAAGTTGTGCATCGCCTAAGTCTGTAGAGATATGGAAGCGAGAGTTCTTAATAGATAGTTTAGAACCAATCATCAGTCTTCTACTTTTGCTACAGGTTTACGAACGTTAACGTCTATGCGTGTGCCATAGTTAACGCCAGATGGTACGGATTTATTCTTCTCAATATATCCTCGTACCGCTGTTTTACTTACTCGCTTCTCTAGCATATCGTATGCATCGTTCTCCTTGATATAACCAAGGACTGCATCCCAGTCTGCTACTTGAGCAAAGTCTGTAGTGGTTAAGAACGCAGTACCGTGGTCAGTCTTAAAAGACTTAACACCTTGGTCATCTGCTTTCTCTTTCAGCCATGCCTCAAGCTTTGCCATATTGTCTTTGATGCCTTTGACTTTTTGTTTAGTCTCAGCTTCAATCGCTTCTTTTTTACCGCGTAGCTTGAGGTATGTATCTATGACTGTATCGACAGTCAGAATTAAATCAGCCATGTCATTACCTCGTTTCATTTTGTATCAGGTCTAGTAGTAAGCCCTGAAGTTTCTGTTTATTTTTAAGCCGTTCATACATCTTATACTCAAGGTCAGTAGCCTCTATGTGTACGATGTTTGACACATGCTTCTTACCAATCCTCTCTATCCGACCATTCGCCTGAACATATTGTTCGTTGCTTGTTACCGGCCCATACCAGATGACAGTAGATGCTGCCGTCAAGGTTAGCCCATGAGCCATGGTTGCAGGGTGAGCAATCAGAACGTGAGGTTCCTTCGTGTGTTGGAAGTTATGGAATATCTCATTACGCTTGGTAGCAGATACCTCTCCATTAACTACACCAACAGTCCAATGCTTAGAGAGTTCCCTCTCAAGCATATGCAACGTACCTGTCAGTGGTACGAATACAATTACTTTACCGCCTACTTCATCAATCACCTCCTTCACTAAGTTAACTCTAGGTTTGCAATCAACTTCGATGTGGCTGCCGTCATCTCCGTAGACAACACCACAACTTATTTGGATTAGTTTCTGAAGCTTGACCGCTTCGTTAACAGCAGTAATCGTCTCATCAGCAGAAAGTTCTGTGATAAAATGACGTAACATTTTTTGATAATGTTCCTTCTGTTCTTTAGTAAGTTCGACTTTGCGGGTTTGGAATACAGTATCGGGAAGGTCAAAGCACTCATCTCGTGTATACCGAACCGCAGGTTGCAACATATACTTAACAACCTCGATAGACTCAGGACGTGGTATCCACTTCCATTGTCCAATCTTCATCATAACAGTTTCTCTAAACGCAGTATACGTCTTTGTCAAGTTCTGACTATCAACTAACTTAGCTAATGCCCATGCATCTGTCGGTGCGTTCGGCGTCGGTGTGCCAGTCATCAACCACAAACGTGTTGCTGTGTTCTTATCCATAAACTTGCGGAACAACTTGAAGCGGTTAGTCGATGGGTTACGATACACTGCCGCTTCATCCACGATAATTAAATCAAACATTCCCTGTATCTCATCAATGATGATAGGGAATCCATCGTGGTTAATAATATAGAAGTCATTGTCAGTCTTGAGTAACTTCTTCCTACGCTCACTAGTACCATGTAAGGTTACAGATGAACGGTGTGGAAACTGTGTAAAGATACCATCACCCCATACACGCTCAAGTGTAGATAGTGGTGAGATGATAAGACACTTCTTGATAGCACCAATCTTCATCAGATAGTCAGCCGCCCATAGTGCAGACTGTGTCTTACCTGTACCAATCTCGTTAAGTACCAACGCTTTCCTATTCATTGTAAGGAAAGCAGCAGTCATCTTTTGATGGTCATAAGGCTCATAGTTACCTGACCATTTATAGTAATGCAGTATAGGTGCAGGTGCTTTGATACCTAAGTTTCTTAATACTTTTACTTCGTCAAGTTTGTGTGGTGTGACAACAAGTTCTGCTCCCTTGAACGACATCAGCTTGGCCGTAGGTATAGATTCCAATACCTTGTTCGGATGCTTGAGGTTCAGGGCTAGAGCCTGTGCCTGTTCAACGACAATCATTTATATACTCTCTTACTTCATTGATGGTCTCGTCGTCATAGACCACAAAGCATTTGCCACCTGCCATTTCAATCTCCTTCATACATTTGAGTTGCAAGGCGGTGGGCTTCTTAGTCCTGTCCGCCTTACACTCTATCCCAATAAACTGCCCTTCTAGAATAGCTACTCTATCGGGAACACCTGCACGACCAAACGGTCCTGCTTGTGGGGAATAAAACCAAACCTTCTCAGACTTTAACATCTTGTCAAGTTTATTTTTTATTTTCCCTTCGGGTGTAGTAGCCATTATAGTTATCCTTACAGATATGTCAAGTACTATATCTTAGCATACTCACACATATTCTGTGCAGGGCAGAACCTACATAGACCACTAGGTCTAGCAGGCCAGTTCTCAGTCTCAACAGACTGGTTGATACGCTCTATCCGTGCCAACATATCCGCCCACATAAGATTAGTCTTGTCCACAGTGAACACTTCTGCGTCCATGCTAAGGTCTTTTAACCATACGAAACAAGACTTGACAGACTTAATCTCAGGGAAATGTTTGAATACTTGTAGTGCGAATAGTTGTAGCTGTGTAAAGTCAGGTCTTCGTTTACCTGTCTTCCAATCCATAACCACTGCCGTGTCATCATGCAGGATGAGTACGTCGAGTATGGACCGTAGCCAAGCGTCATCACCCCACCAACTTGTTGGTGTAAGGTTTTCATTTAGACAGAGCTGACGCTCAGCGTGTAGTTCACCACCGCTAGCCATACGTTCTATCGCTTCGCATAAGACTTCGTACTGTTTAGTCTCATCAGTCAGTGGTTTGTTATTGATTAGTCTGTGTTCTAAGTCCGAGTGAATACGCTCACCATAACGAGTTGCTTCACTGCCTTCGTCCTTAATCTCTTTCATAATGCGTTGATGGTAGTACCGCTTCGGGCAGTTCTCATACATCTTGATAGAAGAATAGGAGTGCGTCAGTTTAATATCAGTCATGGTTATTCACCCGATGCTCGACGCAGAACATCGTGCTTTAATGTTTCAAGGAAACCTACTAGACCAACAGTATCATCTATCTTAGTAGAAAACCTTACATACTGACCCTTCACTTTAATAAGCATAACTAGGTCACCTAAGTCTTCGTCCTTTGCAGATGAGACAGTTTCTGTAAGTTCTTTGATTACCTTTAAGGTACTTTCTTTCTTACTCATTTTGCCTCTCCATAATTTGTGCCGACACCAAGTTCGCAAGCGACAGGTAAATCTTTCGCCCAGCTGGGAGGTGTAGACATTTTCTTGAGAACAAGTTCCTGTGCGTCAGATGATTCTTCACCGGGGACATTGATGATAATCTCATCATGTACCTGAAAAGCGACAGGGTAATGCTTACCAACTGAAGCCATCTGTTCAGATATAACTATACGAGCCAACGCTTGTACTATGTTCTCTGTTACTTTACCACCGTATATCTTTGTCCAATCTACCTTAACTTCCTCGCCTGACATAATTCTTTTTTGTGCCAACTTGCGGAAAGTTCTAGCGTCAGAGATATACTCATACCCATCAGCACCACTACGCAGTGCCGCATACTTTATATATAGACCGTTCGGCAGACGCAGTCCGTCACCGTCGTAACTCACAACATCGCACAACTGACCTGCTCTACCTGCTATCATTTCACCTAGCGCGTGGTTGCATCTATTCCAGAAGGACGCAATCTTGTGGTTCTTTCTTCTATATAACTGTACGATACGCTGTGCTTCGTTCTCATCTATGTTGACTGAGATACCACCCATGCCTAACGCCAGTGTATTTCTAAACTTGACATGACCCATGCCATAACCTAGTCCAAGTATGCAGGTCTTACCAACAAACCTTTCAACTTTGTCATCTTTAGTTACTAGTCTACCATAGACTTCAGAAGCAAACTCACTATATACATCTCGTCCTTCACGGAATGCTTCTAGTAAATCCTGTTGTCCTGATACATAAGCAACCATCCGTGCTTCGATTTGTGATGAGTCACAAGCAATCAACACATTACCTAATGGTGCAGACAACGCACTACGGATAGCACCGTTGCGTGGTAAGTTCTGCAAGTTCAGTTTGTCACCACCGCTAAACCTACCTGTATGCGCTCCATAATAGTTAAGCATGATAGGCAGTCGCCCACGCTTCGCTACCTTTATTAAGTTCTCCGTGCGTGTCTCTTCTATTGTGGACTTCGTCCCGAGCCTCGCCGCCACCAAGTTCTGCACGGCAGGGTTAGGATGCTCCAACAAGTTTGTGAATGCTTTGTCCGTCTTAGCGAACGCATAGGTTTCTTTACCTGTACGCAGACTAGTCTTCATCGGTGGTTCAACACCAACAGTCTGTAGTAGTTTGGCAAAGATTTGATTAGACATCAGAGCCTTCTTGACTTTCTCCTGACTCAATCCCTTGAGTGCTAGGTCATCAATAAGTTTCTGTTTGTTTGCTTTGACTTGCTCGAGGTGGTCTTCCAACACCTCAACATTTAGTTCGATGGTTGGTTCTGTATACATCCTCATCGTCTGGTCAATGACTGCCATTTCGGATGGAGGAAACTTCTTAGCAAGTAACTTGAATAATTTATATGTAAGGTCTACATCGTTGACGCAGTAACTAGCATACCTGTCAAGTTCTTCTGGTGTGAAATCCTTTCGGTGTTTGCCCAAAGCATTAACAACCTCATCACCTTTCTGACCAATACCATAGTGTTTTGCCAAGGCTTTAAGCGAACCACCTACTGTTGAGTTGTGGAATGGTCTAGCCATAGACAGAGTATCAAGCCACAGTTTAGGTTTGATACCGTAGTGCCACGATAAGATAGCACCATCGAACACACAGTTGTGTGCCAGTATTGCTTTATCAGAGTAGTCGAGGGAGCGTAGGAACTTACCTACATCCTCCCCCGAATACCAATCAGTAGGGTGGTCGTTAACCTTGATACCTACACCAATAACTTCGAACCTATCGTCCCGAATGTATGCCTCTGTTGTCATCTTAGACAGCGAGAACTCACGGTCATAATATGTTTCAAAGTCAATGGTTACTATATCCATACCCTACCCCTTCTTGTTTCCTTCTGCTGCGAGTGATGCGTACCCACACATGTCAACATAGTTGTCTATGTTTGATGGGTTTTCCCTCGTGCGTGCTACCTTCAACAACATCAGCATTACAGGGATATACTCAGCAGGAATATAATACCCAAGGTAACTAGACCATAGACCACTAATTGTTTTGAAGTTGGCACTCGCGTCTCCGTGTTCTTTCTCACGGTCTTGCGAGACGATTTGTTCTGCGGTGAAGAGGACTTCGCTGCGAAACCTAGGCGACTTCTTAGTCGCCACCTCCTTAACATCTTTGATGTTAGCCACAACACTATGTGCATACTGCACGGTACAACCCACTGCCTTCGCTACTTCTTTTGATGTTGCATTGGGATTCTTAGTTTTGTAAGCGATTGCTTTGTCTCGCTTAGTGACTTTCTTTCTGCTCATTTGTATCTCCATAGATAGAATAAACTTCCACACCTTTACCACAATGTAAAGAACATTGGTTACATGCAAGAACTGCTTGCTCTGCATTTGCCCCCATTGCTAACGCACCGAATGCGAAATCTTTACCGTGTCCAAAGGCAACTCTTTCATGTCCGTAGCACACAGGGTATGGTGTACCCTCATACAACCACAGACCATTCTCATCGATAACAATAAGTTGTGACTTGTTTGCATCCGATGGGAACTCCTCTGGTACTGCACCGTTGATATACCACTCACGCATATTTAATATGTCGCGTAGTAGTCCTACCCCCGATACAATACCTATCTTGTTGTTGTCGTTTGTGACATACCAAGCCTTCGATGACACCCATGTAGCACTGCCATCGTTAGCCTGAATGTCTGTTGCTAGACTTAATCCGTCCCAAACTAATACAGTCATATTAAGATGCCTCGCTAAGCGAGACTCCTCCTCTGTATTTCTCAAGATTATCTTCATCGTGTCCTTCTTTCTCGAACACATTGAAGCGTCTACGCATCTCAATACTTACATCGTTCATGACTCTGTCGACACCCTCAATGATTCGTTGTGGTGTGATATGTCCATCAGTATTACCACCCCAGTAGTTAACATTAGATGCTTGCACAAAACCCTTGAGTAATTCTTTGGGGTACTCGTTCTTGCGGATACTATCCTCAAGCAAGTCCAACCATTCTTTGTTAGACCAGTCAGGTTGTTTCCAAGAGTATCGATGTTGACTCTGTCTTTCCTGTTCAATCTCAGCAGCGATAGCATCTAGTGCATGGACTTTCGCTCGTGCCTTGATACCTTTCTTGAATGCCATCAATGCTCGTCGCCATTCCTTACGCTTCTCTGGTATCTCAATGAACTTGTCATCTGGTCGCTTGTTAAGACATTCATTTGTCAACAAGTTGAACTTGATACCTTCGAAGTATGAAGGACATGCATTCATTACTTTGTTAAACCTAGAGTAACTACTTACCTCAGTACCTTCAGGCAGTGGTTCATTTAGTTTCTGTGTTAGTCGCTTGGTATGTTCGATGCGATACAGATTCTTACGATGTCTGTGGAATGCAAACGGAAACCAACGATAGAAAGACGACACATAAGTTTGAGACATACCGATGACATGTCGCTCACTACCAGTAAAGGTAATGATGTTGTCAGGTGTTACCTCTGCTAGTACATTTGTGCCGTACCCATGATTGGTAATCTTGATTGTCTTACCATCGTCCGCCATAAACAGACGGAAGTTTTGGTTAACAGGTTTACCTTTGTCAGGACTTCGGGCAGTTTGAAATGCTGCCAACATTTGTTCATAAGTATTTAGTGACCTATCACTAATCCACCATTCGTACATATATGCCTCCTTACTTAGTTAATTTACTGAATGTAACCTGTGCAGTTAGGTTGCTCAGGTCTGTGTTGATTTCGCTAGCATCTTTCTTCTTACGCTCGACTACTTTCTTGTGTCGTTCCTTTGCATCTTCTGGCACTAAGTCCCACAGTGCAGGCCATGCTTTCAATGCAGGTGCTAGCGTTGCGTATGTGTTAATAACTTCCTTAACACCTTCAACGAATGCTGTTTTCTTATGTATAACTTCGTTGATGCGTTTGTTGTAATCATAGATACTTTGTTTGAGGTCATCCCATCGTTCATCTTCCCACTTCAATCGAAGCGAACGCCAATCAATCTCTGCACCAGTCAACACATCGGGCCATTTAGCAGGCCATTTACGAGCGGATGCAAATTGTAGAGGGAAACCAGATACCTTATACATATTGGCATCCACATCAGTTGGTATTCCAACAAACCCACTGAAGTCTATTGATTCTTTCTCTTCCAAGAACCCATTGGGTAGTGCATTCATCTTACCCACCACATCTGCTGTGAAGAACTTGTCATATACCTTGTCAGCAATATCGGGATACGATTGCTGTGCTTCTCGTAGTTGGTCTGCAAATAAATTTTTTGCATTATGCAGAATGTCATCTTTAAGTTGTTCACTAAATCTTACTGTTGCCATACTTCATCTCCTTCGTTCCATTTAACAATGAGTTCACGAGCATGTGCTTCTGCCATACTCCCTAACTCTCTCTTTATCTTTGCGAATGCTTGCTCATTGGTCATGCCATATGTGCCTAGACAATCAACAAGCATCTGTTCTGCCTCAATCAAGAGGTCTTTGACTTTGCCCATCATTACTCCTTTCTATGTATCGACACGCACTAACTTGTTCACACTTGATACACAGTTGCTCTACATCAGTAGGCATATCTACCTCCCTGCATATCTTGTTCCACAATTCAGACGATACTTCGTCGCGTTTAATTACTACCTTCATGCTGCCTCCATCATTACAACTTCACCGAATGGTGCTTGGTCTGCATGCGTTGATACCCATAGCACTGGGTAGTCAGGTGCATCACCGAAGTCATTGCAGTAGAGGTCAGTCAGAAACACACAAGCGACAGGTTCAATGTCGTGTTCTTCAAGGTAATCAAAGACAGGACTGAACGCTGTGCCACCGCCACCATGCGGTTTGATGTCGAGTTCATCTTCACGTTCATATGATTCGTAGTGTGAAACACTTGAATCAAAGTAAACCACATGAATCTTTGTTGGGTTGTGGTCATCCTTGACCGTTGTAATCTCACTAGCAAACTGATTGATTTCATCTTGACTAATCGAACCAGAGCAGTCGACAGCAAACACCAACTCACCTAGTGTTTCACCACTAGCAGATGGTAGATACAATCCTTGTGAGATAAACCTGCGGTTAGGTCTTGCCCATGAGCGTTCATCATCCTTGCACTTTGTAACAAAGCGTTGCAATACATCACGCCAGTCGACCTTCGGTTGCAGTATCTCACCAACAAGTCTCTCGATGTTTGCACTTAGTTTGCCCATCATCTTTGCAGACTGTGCTGCTTGGGCAACTTTAACTTTCCACTCTGCTTGTTGCTGTGCTTTCTCAGCAGGACTACCATCGGCATCTTCAATCTGGTCTAGCGGTTGACCTGCACCACCATACCCTTGGTTATTGCCATCACCATCTTCAGGTAGACTTGCATAGATTGCTTCGGATGTTCCGCCGTGTTGGTTGTAGATGTCATCATCTAGCAGTCCACCTTCAGGCATCTTGCCAATACCTTCATCTGTCAACAACTTGTTGATTACATAGTCACCTGCAACATTCCACTTGTAAGCATCACGCTCACCTCGACGGAAGATATGCTCCAACATAGGATGCATACATTCGTGGGCGACAAGGAACTTAAGTTCCTCATCATTAAGGTTGCCACAAAACTCTTCATTGAATAGCACACGCTTACCGTTAGTTGCCGCAGTAGGTATGTTGTTGTCGATAGACATTGGCATGTTGAGTGCAATGCTACCAATGAAGGGATGCTCTAAGATAAGAGCAGTCTTTGCTTTACTGAGTCGTTTCATCAAGTCCATTAGTTTGCCCCCATGAACGCACCCATCTTAGCCATGATGTCCTTAGCCTCTGCCGCTTTGTCTCGGCGTAGGTCAGGGTCATTACGCAAACTATCTGGGTGGTTGTTTACCAATGACTGTTCTACTTGTTGACGCATTGCCTCCAAGTTAGGGTCATCAGCAAAGTTAAGTCGTGATAGGACTGAGCATATCTCTCGTGTGTTATCTACTAATGTGTCACGGAAGATTGCTTTCGGGTCAGCAAGTTTCTCATGCATATGCTTGACCTTGTCATACAGTCGTTGCCATGCTTCGCTCATTGCATTCTGTGCTGCATCTTGAACTCGTGCTTCAACATCTGATTGGATACGCTCCAACTCACTGTCAGATATTTCTACACGGAAGTCATTCGATGGCACAGGAAACACAGCCAAGTCCATCTTGAACTTGCGTTGTATCTCATGCAGTGGTGGGTAGTCTGCTTCGTTATACAGATTACCAAGGAAGCGTTGTGCATCCAGTTTCAACCTAGAATATTCGTTGAAGAACACATCAACAAGTTGTTGCCAGTCTGCTTTCTCCTTACGGAACTCAGTCATGAACGACAGATAGTTAGCAGATGGTAGTAGCATCGTGCCTTCGATACCCCATGGTAGGGTGTTGGCATAATACTTAGCACGGATTGCTGTAGTTTTCTTATGAACATTATCCAAGTAATCATTCATAGGTAACAGCGATTTGTTGTAACGACCTGCACCTAATGCAGAGTTGTTTTGTAGTGCCACTTGTTCAGTTGC